TTTCGTTTCTAATTCAATGATTGCGAATTCCTCGCAGATGACTTGAGTTTTGGCGTAGCCTGCTTTGTTAGCTATTCCCCAAGCCACAGCCCAGGTCAAGCCGGTTCGAGTGGTGGGCTGGCCGTGTTCGCTATTCCAGGTTTTGATCGTGTACATGATTCTAATTTCCTCGTTTCCAATTCTAAACCTGACACGATCACGATCGATCGTGCCAGGATCCGAACCGGAAAATTGGCCGGCCACCTACTCGAAAATAGGCGGCCGGCATCTGATAAAATCACCCCAATGGCCGTTGGGATTAGAGAGCTTCACTTCCCTTGCTATCGGGGGGTCATGGCCTTGCTATCGGCTCTGCTCAGCTCTCCTGCGCTCTGCTATCGGCTCGGTCCCTATTGTCCCAGGGCTACCGGTTACCGGATCTTGGCTTTGCGCTTGTGCGCTGTCTCACGACAGTGCAGGTAAGTAGTATGAAAGATCGTCCGTTCGCTATCGGTCCTCAGTCGTATGCGAGGGGATGGGGGTGTGTCGCTGGGTTTTCCTGTCCGGCTGCGGAATTGCTGCGCCGCCCCACGTCCTTGCGAGGCAAAACCAGAATAGCACGATGTGAATACGACGGAACACAGGACCACGTAAGTTATTGATTTTATTACGTTTTCCCTATCCGTTCGCCGATCGTCGTAAGTTATTGATTTTATTAAGGAATGATCAAACAGATCCCCGAATAGATCCCTAAATAAACTATTTCTGTCAAGTAAATGTCAAGCCCGATAACCCGGGTTGAACCTGCCTTATCGCCGGATTTACCTATTTAGCTAAATAGCCGCCCGAAATAATTTCCTCAATGATTCTCAACACTTACACGATCTACCCTCAAAATTCGGATCGCGTATAGCGGCCGCTACGGGGTCCACAAGGCCTTTGAGCCCTAAATCCATACCGTGCCATCTAAATTCCGTCCTGGACTCTCCTGGATACCGTAGCGGCCAAATTCGCAATTTTGAGATCCGGCCAATTTCGACCCCTATTTTACCTATTCTGTGAACGCTGTTCACTGTTTTAAATCCGGCCAATTCCGGGTACTGGTTAGATCTCTTCAGAGCGCTCTCAAGCTCTTCAGATCTTCAGACGTCCATACGCACTTGTGAGCGCTACGAGCGGACCTCTCCCCAGCACAGGCGATCAGAGCACACAGCGAAATAGAGGAGTCGAAGCGTGCGCGACCCAGTTTAGTTATTTTAAACCAACAGGGCATCCCGGTAACGGCACTACTACCCCCCCACCTCCGGACCCCCCTCTCACATCAATACTAAGTTTTTTAGGGGGTACCCACCTGTGTACACGTAGTATTTTCTGGCTTAAACGTACCCAGGTGGGTATGCTGTAATAAACCTGGGGGCTCTTGTGGAAAGAGACGAGCTGGAAACACGCTTGGAAGTGCTGCTTGCACCGGGTGTTATGCGCGAGTACGAGGATGTCATGGACGCTGCTGCGACGTTGGCGCATGGCACCTCGCTCAATCTCATCAATCCGGCTGCGAGCCGGTCTGCTCATGGCTTCTTGGAGATAGCGCACAAGGCTATACGTGACCGTGAGGCCCCCTCGGGCACGGACGGCGCAAGTGCGGGTATTACTAATCTTATTGCGATTGCTACCGGTCCTAATCAGGTGGCTCCGGTAGTTACTACGCAACCAATTAAGCCCAAGCAGGTAGATACGAACTCTATTTTAGACGAGATATTTGATATCGCCCCTCAAACGGTAGTAATAGATGAATCAAGCGCAGACGATTCTTAACTATTTAACCACGCCGTCTAAAAGTATTCCTCAGTACGGCAAGGTGCATGACCAGAAGACCTCGTCGTTTGTGCCGTACTCTCCAGATCGCCTCACGGGGAACTTCCAACAGCAGCTTTTGGCCTATCTGGACGCACCACCCCGTACCCGGGATGGTCAAACGCGCTTTCTCACCGCATTAACAGCACGGCAGATGGGTAAGTCCTTGTCTGCGGAGTACGGATGCTACCCGTTTGCCGCCTATCGTCCGGGCTGGGACCATGTGTGCATCGCGGATAACTCTGCGCGTGCGGAGTATCTGCATAAACGTGTTCACCAGCTGCACGAGCAGTGGCCTGCAGACATTAGGTCGCCCACTATTCCTAATAGGGAGTCTCGGCAGCTTACTTTTCAGGCTGGCGGCAAGATGCGCGTGCTATCTGCGGAGAATGGTGCGGTGGGTATTGGTCAGAGCCCTGACTCTTTCCACGCATCGGAGTGCGCCTTCTGGGCAGACTTCTCGGGGTCGATGTTTCTTATTAACCCTTCGATTATTAACCGTGATGAGTGCCGCGTAATCTTCGAGTGTACTCCTTGGGAGCGTAATACGCCGTGGCATAACCACTATCTCTCCGCTAAACGAGGCGAGGGAAGGCACATGGCTATTTTCCAGCCCTTTTGGGATGGCTTGCTTAATGTGCGTACCCCCGATCCGGACTCTCCGCTGACGAACGAGGAGATACGTCTGCTTGAGCAGTACGCCCCCCTCGGGCTCAGACACGAACACCTCGCCTTTCGTCGTTTTATGATGGAGTCGGACGTAGAGATACGCAGGAAGCCTGAGCTATTTCAGGTCTTCTACCCGTTTGACGATGTGACGTGTTGGGTAGCTGCGACGAATGCTGCGATACCAGACCGCATCCTGCAGCGGCACCAGGACAAAACCTTGCTACAACCCTGGCAGGCACCGTACAAGGAGTACTACCAGCCGAATCCCGACTCGCGGTACGTGATGGGGGTGGACCCCTCGGGGCACGCAGCCCGTGACCATGCCTCGTTTCATATCCTGGAGGTCTACAATAACTCTTGGCGGCAGGTAGCCAGCTTTGCAGACCACATAGACCCACTGGCATTTACGCGCACGTTTATCGATGCTGCCAAGAAGTACAACAACGCCAAGATTGTCGTGGAGTCGAACGGTGTAGGTCAGGCGAGTCTCTCCTTGCTCCGTGAGTGGGGGTACAACAACATCTTCTACGAGAAGAAGCGCAAGCCCGGCTTTACATCTACCTCACAGTCCCTTGACAAGGCAACAGGTTGGCTCCTGGATGCCCTCATGGATGACCTAATCCTGCACGATGAGGACACGGTCGAGCAGCTCATGTCGTACAAGCACGACAAGCGGGTCGAGGAATCTGCGAGCGGTGAGCTTATGCGAGGCAGGGCAAGCTCTAAACGACGCGAGCGCCATCACTGGGACAAGGTTAGTGCGCTTATTATGGCTGTCGTGGGGGCTCGGACGTTGCCTCAGCGGCCACATCCTAGTAGTATTCCCAAAAGTCTGGAGGAGGAGCCTTGGCAACCTCCCGAGACAATCACCCGCGAATGGGCTAATCAGAGATGGCGGCAGATACAGAGCAAGCGGCGCAGGAAGAAAAGAGATCCGTGGTACAGGAAGTAATCTGATATGGCATTAGATCCCAAAACACTGGCTACGATTATTAAAGCGCACGTTAAGCGCGCCGAAGAAGAGCACTCTGATTGGGACAGGCACCGCGCCTTTTATCGCTGCGAGCGATGGGGTAACTCACACCCCGACGGAGATGAACTCTTCGTAGAGAACGGACACCTCTTCGGTTTCGTAGATACGATGACGGCATCGGTCGTGCCCCCGACTCCGAGGGTGACGGTCAACCCAAGAAAGAACGACGACGGGACGCGACTCGCTGCGAAGTACCGAGAAGCTCTTCTGAACTACAGCTTCTACGAAGGCAAGCTGCACCAGACTCTTTGGAAAGCGGCGACGAACGCCTCTATTTATCCTCGCTCGATTATTAAGACGGTCTGGAATCAGCAGAAGGAGCGCCCGGATTATCTCTCGATCGATCCCCGGAACTTCTTCTTCGACCTAACCGCCGCTCGTTGGGAGGATGTTCGGTATGCCGTAGAGGTTACTGTGCTCACCGCAGCAGAGTTCCAGGCCAGAGTAAAGCGCGGGAAAAACAAGAAGCAGTACGATCGCATGTATGACCGAGAGGTTGCCAAGCTCGTTACTTTTTCCAACTACCCGTCATGGCTTCAGTCTAAGAAGAACTCGAATACAAACGCGAACAAGCAGATTCGCGAGGTATTTAAGTGGGTTACGGTATATGAGGTCTGGGATTTTACGACGGACACGTATTATCACATGATCGACGGAGAGGACCAGCCCCTCTACGAGGGCGATCTTCCCTACGTCTTCACCCGAAACCCTTTTTCCTTGCTGACGTTCAACGACAACGTGGAGAATATCGGTGGCTTGTCAGATGCGCAGCTCATCGAGAACCCCCTGGGGCGCTTAGACGAACTCGATACCCTGGAGCTACGCTTCGCTCAGTCTACGATTCCGGTCACTACCTTGAACGAGCAGTTCGTGGAAGATCCTGAGCGTGCCGCAGATGACTTGCAGAACAAGACATCCCCCGGGGACGTATGGAGAATCCAAGGTAAGGACATGGCGTCCATTGCCGATATCGTAGGTCAAACGCCGACTTCGCAGCTATCGCCCAACTTCTCCCAGGTACGATCTAAGATCTCAGAGGACATCCTCTTCCGGCTCGGGATGCCGCAGTACATGCGCGGTGGTGCGGGTGCTGCAGATCTTGCGACAGAGCTTGCGCTCATCAATCAAGCGCTGCAGACACGTCAAGGCCGACGCATCAAGATGCTTGAGGATGTAATCCAGAACATCGCGGAGAATACCATCGGGCTCTTCGAGGAGTTCCTTTCTCCTGGCGATATCTTACCTATTCGACTCGGGCGCCAGGAGTTTTTGGAGGTATCGAGAAACCACCTGCAGGTGAGGAATCCAGAGATTGCGGAAGAGGCGTATCGTCAGAATATTCCCGTAGATCCCCCTCTTGCTGTAGATTATGAGGTAGTTCCTTTTAATCCTTCGGCGAACTCGAAGTCTGCCCAGCTTGGACGGATCATGCAGTTCATGCAGCTCCTCATAAACAACCCCCTTATCGATCAACAGAAGCTAATGATTAAGCTATTAGATCTCTTGGACCTCGGGGACGAGATGCTGGCTTCGCAAGAACAAGTACAAGCAGGAACGCAAGCGATGCAAGAAGCGCAAGGCGCTCCTCCAGCGAAGGGAGGTACTCCTCCAAACACAGATACAATAGCGGGAGGCGGGCTGCCTCCAGGAGTCGGAGAGGCTGCTGCGCCTACCGACGCAATGGGCGCTATGGCGGGCGGCGAAGGACATCCCGCACCACTTCCAACCTCGATATGATATTAATTATTTAGGAGATTTATTATGCCGAAAGGACGAGAAGAAGAATACTTAGAAGCTGCCAAGAATAACATGCCTCCAGAGGCTTCTGCAGAGATGCCTCCCGAGATGCCTCCCGAGATGCCTCCCGAGATGCCTCCCGAGATGCCTCCAGAGGAAGCTCCAGCAGCAGCCCAAACCTACACTCTGAATCCAGAGATTGCAGCGCAGGCCGCGCAGAATCCTGAAGTAGCTCAGCAGATTGAGCAACTTGTTCAGCAGGGCATTCTCGTACCTGCGGAAGGAGCAGTACCTGCGGAAGGAGCAATGGTATAATGCCTCTTCCTGCTCTCGCTGCTCTTCTTCCCGCGCTTCAAGGCGCAGGCGCTGCAGGCGCCGCAGGGGGTATCTCTGGGGCGTTATCTAATCCAGCGGTGCAAGCAGGTCTTGTACAGGGAGCTTCTTCGTTAAAGAAGAAGTCAGAGGAGCAAGAGCAAAAAGCTGCAGAAGCTCCTATCGCTCAAATGATTCCACAGTCGTCTGCTCAGACAGCAGATCCAATGGCGGCTCAGCGGCGACTGAACGCTATTATGAGAGGATAGCGTGCTCTGGTACGACCACGATTGTCCGAACTGCGGAGTTACAGAGGATGTTCCTCGTCCTCTGGAAGAGTACGACGTATGTCCTGCCTGCGATTCTAAGGTCCGTATTCTCGTAGCTGCCGTACCTACTCACGGGATTGTTTTCTCTAATGTAGAGCACTCGCAGCAGCTTGGTCAGACCTTCCACTCCAATGCGGAGAAGCGGAAGTTCTTCAAGGACAATCCCGATATCGTACCCCTCTCCAAGGGCTCGGTCGCAGACAACAACCTAAAGTGGAAGATTGAAAACCGCAGAGAGCAGACGGCTAAGAAGCACGGTTATCGAGATGCGGAAGACCACTACTCTCACATGAAGAAGCAGAAGGCTGCGAAGAAGAAACACGCAACGCCGCCGCCTTCTAATAGTGCTCGTAACTTTACCGTGCCTCCACAATCCGTTGACAAGAAGTCGTCAGCGCTGTAGTTTTGTCAAGAGAACACACCATGTCGATTCCAGCTACTCCAGAGGAAATAGAGAAAGTAAGGCAGCTTCGAGAGGAGTTAGCGCGGGAGATAAACGCAATGATGAAAGCAAGCTCTAAAGAAGATATCCGAGAAACCATTACTGGTTTGATGGAGCAGAGCGCGAGCGTCGATCAAATCATGGCTGCTTTAGATCCCTATTTCGTGTCTCTTGAGGGAGAGGTGACAGAAGAGGAGAGTCCTGAAGAGGGGCCTGCTCTTCCAGAAGCACCTGCAGAAGCACCTCAAGTAGCGCTACCCCCCGAGGGATTAGAGCAAGCTCCCTCGCGAGAGGATGACTACATGGCTGCCGCAAGAAGGAACATGGCTTAATGTCTGAAGAATCTACGACCACCCCCGTCGCTGATGTTTCCCCATCAGTCGCAACTGAAACAACATCGACCCCGGTTGGCGATGTTGCAGGTGAAGTTACGGCTGAAGAAACGCAAAGCGCAGCGGAGTCGTCCAGCCAGTCGGATGGAACACCGACTATCCCAACAGAGAGTGGAAACAAGGAAACAGAACCTGCGAATCAGAACGCTTCCTTTGTCTTCGATTCTTGGAATGGCGAATATGAATCACTCCCGGTGAGGATTCAAGATATTGTCT